AGATCAGCGACGACCCGCGTATGTCGCTGTGTGCGTGGCTTGACCTAGACAAGCATGGCGTGGCCCTGGTGGACGACCAGCGGCCGGTGATGCTCGGCAAACTGCCGGTGCTTCACGGGCACGAGCTCCCTAGGGGCATGGCCGCGCCGGTCAACGTCGCTCGAGGCGCGTTCCTGCGGACGCTGTCCACGGTGCTCGTCGGTCATTCGCACCGCACCAGCAACCACGCCGAATCCGATATGTGGCACCACGAAACGGCGTGCTGGAGCACCGGCTGCCTGTGCGATTTGCGGCCCGAGTACGCCATCATCAACCGATGGAATCACGGGTTTGCGATAGCCACCATTCACAAGGACGGTGCGTTCGACGTGCATAACTTCCGAGTCATGTCTGACGGAACGGTGCGGACTGCTTGACGCACGCAGCACACTGCGGCTTTCCAGATTCCAGAAAGTGGAAAGGGCACCATGAGCATGACCATCGAAGAACGCAACCAGATGCTGCGGCAGGCCGTCGTGATGCGACGCGAGGCCCAGGCCGCAGGCAAGCCGCACGAAGAGTGGTACGACGTTACGGAACCTATGCCGGAAGTTGCGGCGGCAGAGGTTTCGTATCGCGGCCCAAGTGCCGCCGAGGTGCTCGAACGGTTTGCGCCAGACCGCCCAGGATCGCTGCCGTTCTTGGAGCTGCTCGAGGAGCTCCGCACGCTGCACCTCAGCAAGAGCCAGGACTACGGCAGCCAATCTGACCCGCTGGCCAACATCCGTCAGGGTGCCGAGTTCGTCGGCATTGAGCCTTGGCGTGGCTGCATGGTTCGGATTGCCGACAAAATCCAGAGACTGCGGACGTACTGCCAGACGGGTCGGCTTGTTCACGAGGGGGTCCGCGACACGCTGATGGACTTGGCGGCGTACTCGCTGCTGGCGATTGTGCTGTTCGATGAGGGCAAGGATGGCTGAGCCGCTCACCGACGCCTACTTGCTCGAGTGCGAAATGCGTGCTAGGCGTTTCTCTGGCGCGTTCACCGGCACCTCGGGCACGCTCGCGGCCGACGCGCTGCGGCTGCTCGCTGAGGTCAGTCGGCTCAAGCACCAGGCGGCGGTTGAGCAGGCACGAGCCGAGGAGCATCGGCACTTTGTCGGGCCGTGGTATCCGTGAGCCGGGCGGCGGGTCGCAGGCGGCGGTTTCCTCCTTTCGCCGTCGCCTCCCCGCTTGCTCGGCTCAGCGAGGCTTGCCTGGCCCGTGATCGCCAAGGTCTAGCGGTGGCAGTCCGGCGATGCTGCTGGAGTCCGTAGGGCAAATGAGCGGGTCCACGTAAACTTTTTGGAGATTAGGGTCCGAATGGTCGAGCAGCTGCGTGGCTGCCGCCGTTCCGCCGGCTAGGGCGGCGTAACTCGCGGCCGTCCGACGCAGGCCGTGGAATCCTCGGTACTGCACGCCGGCTATCCGGCACAGGATCCTGAGAGAAGCCCACTGGCAGCGGCTGCGTCGATCCCAAGGCCAAACTAGGTCATCAGGGCTGCGGCGGTGCAGGGCCATCATGGCGGCCAGCTGCGGCGTAATCTGCCGCTCAATGTCTCTGGTGCCGCCCTTGCGGTGCTCGCCTCGAAAAACGACCCGACACCGCTCTAGATCCACGTCGGCCCACCTGAGCGACATGGTGGCCTCAAGACGCTCGCCAGTGCAGTAGATGGCGTAGAGGATGGTCTGCCACCACCAGGCGGACGGCAGGCCGCCTACTAGCCCCCTGCGATGCCGAGCGGCACGTATCAGTCTGGACACGTCTTCTGCTGTGTAGGCGCGGCCGGTAGGCAGGCGCTTGGGAACCTTGACCTTTGGGAGCTCGGGAAACTCGGCGGCGATCTTCTTGCGGGCCGCGTAGGTCCAGATCGCGGCCAGCATCACGCGGTCCTTGCGGACGCTGGCCGCACTGGGCAGCCGACCACGCCAGCCAGGCGTCTCTGCTCGCCACCGGAGGTAGCGGCTGATGACTAGGTCATCGAGGTCGGCCGCAGTCGGCTCGTGTCCTAGGAACGCTTGTAGGCGGTCTAGGAGCATTTCGTAGAGCTTGACCGTCTTGCCTTTCAGACCGCGTAACAGGGCGTATCGCTCGAGTAGTTCTCGCATCGGCATCGGCATGGTGGCTGTCTCCTCTCATGGCATCCATGCCGTCTACCGTACACTACTGTACAAAAGTACATCTCCCCTCGCCTCCACTAGAGATTGCGTACACCACTATACGGCGACAGCCGTAGCGGTGGCAACGATTGGGCGGTTTGACACGTCTACCGGCTGCGGTAGAGTTGGAGCATGGTTGCAATGACACCTGACGGGAAGTGGTGCAGCGTCGAGGAGGCCGTAGGGATTGTCGGCTGCACTGATGGGCTTATCCGCCTACGGCTCCGCGAGGGGCGATTGGCAGGCTTTAAGGCCAACGAGCGAGCGTGGATGGTCAGCGTCGAGGGCTGCCATGCCTTGCGGAAAGAACTTGCCCCGCACTCCAACGTCCGCAAGGCTGAGAAAAAGGCCGAGGCAAAGCCGAAAAAGGCCGCCAGCCGCCGGAAAGTCCGCTAACTACCGGCGTTTTCAGGGTTTCCAAAAAATCTTTCATCCCCTGTTGACATCTTTACCGATACCGGTAAACTAGTGGCATGACGCGGCACGGGGCCGCGACACTTAAGCCTGGAGACGAAACGATGGACATCAACATTCTCGACACCAGCCGCCAGACCGCCCTTGGCAACGAATACCTTTACGTCGAAATGCAGTGTGGCAAGCACGCCGCCCTCGTGATCGTTTGCCGTGGTGCGACGAACTACGTGCAAGTTGTGATTCAGAACGCCATGAACCGCGCCTGGCGTGGAATGGGCAAGCGGTTCGCCAGCCTTGACGCTGCCGTCAAGTCTTACAAGACCGAGGCCATTCGCTGCATGATCGAAACCGCCTGCCAGATGGGGGCCGCAACGTGACACGCCACCTCAACGACCTGCTCCCAGCCCTGGTGCTTGTCCGCATCGGCCAGGAGCTCGGCACCGATTCGCCAGCGGCTCGAGCCCTTCACGACTTGCTCGAACTGCTGGCCGCCATGCCGTGGCGGATTCTTGGTTGACACTTTTACCGCTATCGGTATCCTGCTCGCCATGTTTACCGCTACCGCCACCCACTACTGTGCGCCAATTCCACTCCCCTACTTGTCGTTTTTGCCGTGCGCCACGCACGCAAAAATGGTTTGACTGACCGATGAACGGGCGTACACTGCGCCCCTTACACGAAGGAGAAGCCCCGATGATTGCCACGAACGACAGCAGCCCCCACGAAAACGAGTACCTCGCCGCCGCGAGCTGCCTGCACGAGCAGACGGTTTCGCCTCGCACCTACGCCATTGGCGACTTCGTCAGCGGCTGCACCGCCGGCACGCGGTGGTCGGGCCGGATCTTCGCCATCGACGGCGACCGGCTGAGCATTGAGATGCCAGGGGCGTGGCTGTCCGTGTCGGCTGGCGACGTGACGCACTAAAGGCACACAGGACCGGCAGCCAGCGGAGCTAGTTGCCGGAAGGAGTGCGGTGGAACCGCAGCAGCAAGGACGCAACACCACCCGCAGAGCATGACGCCGAGCGGGCCATTTTCCACAACGCAGAAAGGGACGCGATGACCACAGAAATCAGCACGCAACCGGCAGGCGGACTTGCCCTCCAATCGTTCGATGACGCATACCGGTTCGCCAAGATGGTGGCTGCCAGCGACTTCGCTCCAAAGGACTTCAAGAACAAGCCGGAATCCTGCTTGTTGGCTATTCAGCACGGAAGCGAGGTGGGGCTGTCTCCGATGCAGAGCCTGCAGAGCATTGCCTGCATCAACGGGCGGCCGAGCGTGTGGGGAGACGCAGCGCTGGCCCTCGTCATGGGATCGCCCGTCTGTGAGCACGTCCGCGAGTCTATCGAGGGCGACGGCGACTCAATGGTGGCGACGTGCCAGGCCAAGCGGCGTGGCTATGAGAATCCAACGGTGGCTCGGTTCAGCGTGGCCGACGCCAAAAAGGCCGGACTCTGGGGCAAGGCTGGCCCGTGGACGCAGTACCCCAAGCGGATGCTGCAACTGCGTGCCCGTGGCTTCGCCCTGCGTGACGCCTTCCCCGACGTGCTCAAGGGCTTGGTGACAGCCGAGGAGGCTCAGGACTACGAGCCGGCTCGCGAGCCGGTTGTCATCCGGCCGAAGCTCGAGGGCGTGGTGAAGCCGGCAGATCCGCCGAAGACGGCTGAAGACCCGATGGGCAAGGCCCGCCTGGCGGTCAGCAAGGCCGACACCATCGACGGGCTCGACACGCTACGCCGGCTCGTTGATCGCCGGCTCGGCGAAGGCATCTTCACGCCGGCTGAGCACGACGAGCTTGTTGCCCTGATGCGGCACCGCGCCGAGATGCTGATTGAGTCGAGCGACAGCGGAACGGACTTTGCCCACGAGGCCGCTGAGCACGAGGTGACGGCATGAGCACGCCTGTGCATTTCAGCGACGACCCGCAGCGTAACCGCCACGAGTGGCGGCGGTACATCGACGAGATCGACGGCGAGATTGCGGCCGAGAAATGCTCCGAGGCGATTGAGCAGCGACGGCTTGAGGCAGAGAACCGCAGACGGTGGAGAAGTCTGCCGCCCGTCAGGCTGCGGCCTGGCACGAAGCGGACCACGGAGCAAGAGGACGCCTATCTAGATCGGAGCGGGTACTAGGCCACGCCATTGGCAGCGGCCATAGAGCCGCATTGGCCGCCCACCGGGAGTGGCGAGTAACCACCGGCGCAGCACAGCGACACGGGCCAATACACGGAAAGGATTCCATGAGCGACTACTACCTCGACGTTGTGTCTCGCGTCGCCGACCTACCGCTCTTCGCACAACGCCCCCCGGCCGTGCGCGGCAGCGCGACATCGGCAGCTGCGGCTGACTCGCTCGACGCGCCGACGCTGAACGCTATGCAGCGGCGTGTGCTCGAGCTCCTGGCGGCGACTCCAGGTGGACTTACCGACGAGGAGATGCAGCGACGGCTGGGGATGAACCCGTCAACGCAGCGGCCACGGCGGATCGAGCTCGTGCGGCGCGGGTTGGTGGTGGAGTGCGGGACCAGGCGGACGGCGAGTGGGCGGATGGCGAGCGTGTGGAAAGTAACGGCGGCGTCGCGGTGACGTGCGGCCGAGGATGGTGAAAGGACACTAGTGAAAGGGTGACGCAATGGCAGACCAGAGGCAACTTGCGGTGGATGTTCTGAATATCGCAGACGCCTACCAGCGGACAATGATCGGCTATCAGATTAACAGGATCGCCAAGCGATTCGATGATGATGCGTTTGGCTCGCTGCTTGTAGGCAAGCGGCCTGATGGGACGTATTGGGTTGTTGACGGACTACAGCGTCTTTCGGCTGCGAGAAAGATCGGCCGGAACAAAGTGCCGTGCCGCATCTTTGATTCAAGCGGACCCCAGCACGAAGCCGCCGTCTTTCGCAAGGTGAACAAGGACAGGGCGAACGTCAACGCAGTGGCTTTGTTCAAGGCTCTCCTTGCAGAGGGCGACGAAGAAGCCGTGGCGATACAGAACGCTGTTCACTCGCTTGGGCTCAAGATCCGACTTGATGGCGGCAAGGGTGGCGTCTGGCCTTGGATCAAGTGCGTACGCAGCGTGCAGCGGTCGTACAGTCGTGGTGGCACCCAGCACGTCATCGACACGTTGCGGATTCTTTGCGATTGCTGGGGCGGCGAGGATGACGCTCTTCGCGGCGACATCGTGGACGGCATGAGCCTGTTTCTTCACAAGTGCGAAGACATTGACCGCACAAGGCTTGTCAAGAAACTTCGCACAAAAACCGTCGCTGACGTTCTTCGGTTTGCGTCTGGCGTGAGAAAGCTCATTAGTAGTTCCACACGCCCGGCGGCGATCGCGCATGGCTTGCTGAAGTTCTACAACGCTGGGCTTCGGGAGAAGCGAGAGCTGGCTGTTGAGTAGATCGACGCCGCCCTCGTGATAGGCACGATGCCGCTTCGACGCAGCGGGGCGGAATGGAAAGGAGTCCGAGATGACAAAGCCACCGGCTTTTACGCAGACGCTCATGCGTCTGATCCGAAAGATGCTGAACGACATGGCGGCTGAGGACGGTCGGTCGATTGAGTCGAGCCGCGCGTTGTATGAAGCGTCGAACGCTATAGGCCGGCATCACGTTGAGCTTGTGAAGCAGGCCGCAGAGGCCGTGCAGTGGCAAAAGGAATTACAGGCCCGTGAGGCTTCCAATGCCCGCTGACACTCGCGTGGACGTTTACCTCCCGCTGTACGTTCGTGATTTCCTTACCAGCACCATTGGCTGGACTGCTGAGGAACGAGGCCACTACCTGACTCTACTGATGATCCAGTGGGACAGAGGCTGTCTTCCGGCTGACCTGGCCGACCTCGAGAGGCTGTCTGCTGGCGTCGGCAAATGCTGGAACGTCCTGTCGGAGAAGTTCCCGGCCTGCGAAGACGGCACAAGGCGGAACGCCAAGCTTGAGGAGCACCGCTGCCGGTGCGTCGAGATCCGAGAGAAGCGATCGCAGGCTGCGAAGTCTGCGGCGTCTGGGCGGTGGTGCGGTGATGCGTCGCGCATAGCAAACGCACGGCAAACGCATAGCAAACGCACAGCAAACGGATGCCATCCAACGTCAACGTCAACGTCAACGTCAAATGCAGGCATTTCTCCTGACGGAGAAATTATTCAACCGGCTGCGCCGGTTGTTGCTACGAGCGATCCGCCGAAGCGTCGGAAACGCTCGCAGCACCACGAGCCGATCCGCTGGACTTTGGATGCTGGATGGCAGGGGATTTCTGACGCAGACCGAAAGACGTGGGCTGAGGCGTACCCGGCGTGCGTCGTGGACATAGAGCTTCTGCGGGCTACCGAATGGCTGCGTGGAAATCCCACAAGAGCCAAGAAATCAAACTGGCGTCGGTTCTTTGTGGCCTGGCTGACTCGCTCGCAGGACAAGGGCGGCACCAACAGGTCAGCAGGCAAGACGCCAGAGGACGTGGCTAAGCGGCAGTTGCTGGATCGAAAGGCGAAAGAGTTTTCGCAGTACCGGCCGGCACCATACCGTCGGCCGCACGAAGTCGTGGCGCTTGCAGAGGCCGTGAAACTCAAGGAGGAGGATCTATGACGCAGATTGCCAAGGAGCGGCTGACCGCTCGCCAGCAAGAGGTGCTGGACTTCATCCGGGCAAACATGGCCCTGTACTCGCCGACCGTCAGGCAGATCGCCGCCGCCATCGGTGCGAAGTCTCCGCACGCCGCAACCGTCCACCTTGACGCTCTTGAGAAAAAGGGATGGATAAGCCGCGAGCCAGGCAAGACTCGAAACATCAAGGTGATCTATGGCGCCTGACGTAATCGTGTCCCGTCTGCGTGAGTTTGCACTCTGCTGCGACATGGCGTGCCGTAATCCTTCGTACCGTGCAATGCGGAAAGAGATCCGCCGCAATCAGCGGACGGCACTTGAGGCTGCCGACGCCATCCTGCAGCTGCAGGACCGGCTGGTGCGTCAGGCGTGCTATTTCGAGCAAATAGAAGCCAGGACGCAGCCGCGTGACTGGCCGCTGTTGGCGGACGACGAGGACGATCCGGGGGCATCTCTATGAACGTCGTTGACTTCGTCTGGATTTCGATTGGCGAAACATTGCTGGGTGCGACGTTCGTGCTTGGCATCTTGGTTGGGATGACACTCGCAAAGAAGGAGCCACGGAATGGCGACAGCAACTAGGGAAAGAACGGGATTGACCATGCAGGCCGGCACGCTGCTGGCGGCACTGCAGGACGTGACGAGGGTCGTGTCGAGCCGCGGAGCGAAGCCGATCCTGGGCAACGTCCGCATCGGCGACGGGCTCATCACGGGGACCAACCTCGAGATCCGCATTGACCGCGAGATTGGCGAGATGTGCGAGCCGATGCTGCTGCCGGCCGAGCGGCTACTGGCCATCCTGCGGACGTGCAGCCATGGCGACAGCGTGACGCTCACGCCAAAGGCTGGTGCAGTCACGATCAAGTGCGGACGGGGCAGGTGGGATTTGCCCACCGAGGACGCTGCCAAGTTCCCGGTTTGGGAGACCGCTGGTGCGACGCCTATCTGCCGCCTGCCGGCCGACCAGTTCGTGCGAGCGGTTCGCGCCGTGTCGTACGCATGCGACAGCGAGTCGAGCCGCTACGCCCTCGGCGCGGTGCTCATTGACGTGACCGGCGGCGACCCTACGTTTGTGGCCACCGATGGCCGGCGTCTGTCTGCGGTGCAGACCGAGACTGACCAGGCGGTGGACAACTCGCAGACGCTGGTGCCAGCAGTGGCCATGCGATTCGCAGCCACGCTCGCAGAGCGCAGCGAGGGCTCGGTGCAGATCGAGGCGACCGAGTCGGACGTGGTGCTTACGTTCGACGGAGGCGTGCTGACCGCCCGCCTGCTAGATGGCAAGTTCCCACGCTGGCGCGACGTGTTCCCCGAGGCGAGCACTGAGCCGCACGCGGTAGACCGTGGCGAACTCTTGGCTGCGACCAGGGCGGCCGGCGTCGTCACAAGCGAGCAGTCAAGGGGTGTGCTCTACGACTTCGGCGAGTCGCTCGTGCTCACTGGCAAGTCGTCTGAGTACGGCGAGTCAAAGGTCAAGTGCGACGTGGTGCAGGCCGGGACGCCTTGCAGAGTCAAGATGGATCCTCGATTCGTGATTGAGTACCTGCACGGCGTGCCGAGCGACGAGGAGCCGAACGTGTCGATTCACACGACCGAGCCCGGCGGCGCTGTGACGATAACGTGCGGCGAGTACCGTGGCGTCATCATGCCGCTGTCGGAGGACGCTTGATGCCTGCGAAGTCGAAGATGAATCACCACACTGGCGGCGACGTGGCGACGTTGTTTGCGATGTGGGCAGAGGGTCGCACAAAAGCGGAGATCGCTGTGCGGTTCAAGGTGTCAACAAGCACGATTTACACCTGGGCTCAGCGGTATCAGCTGCCGAGGCGGAAGATTGACTACGTGCCTGTCTCGCAGGAGCCGCCGCCGCCGTCGCCAGAGGATGACGCGGCGTCGCTGGATAGTTTGGCGTTGTCGCCTTGGGTGGAAGCCCGAGCACGAGAGTGTCGCGAGCGGCACTACGAGCAGCGGCGGTGCGAGAGAGACAACACGACCATCGGCAAGGTGAGTGCGTGGCGTCGAGGCGAATACTTGCCGCAAGGGGCCAGGTCATGAGCGACGACCTTGTCCAGCGTCTCCGCGAGAGCGTCAAAGCGTGCCGTGCGCTGGACCGCTCGGCGCTGCTCGCGGAGGCGGCTGGCGAGATCGAGCGGTTGCGGATTGAGCGTGATGGTTGGAAGGTGGCGTGGGAAAACGAGCGGGCACTACACGACGAGATTCTGCGACAGGCTCGCAACATGGCTGGGCTCGCCTAAGAACGCCAGCGATACCGTCGCCGTAATCTGGTAAGCGGCAAATATAAAAAAATTCGGAAGTTAGTAAGTGGCTAGTAGATAGCCAGAACACGCAGGATAAGCGGCCCGCGACCGCTGACTTACAATTCCGCAGACGGCATCGCGTGGTCCTGATAAGGAGCATTGGAGATGATCGACATCAGGGAACTGGACGCAATCATCACGCTGGCAGAGAAGGAGACGACCCGCGGCGATTGGCACGCAAGGGGCGGTGCCATGCACGCGCTCGTAGAGGCTGCGCTGCCGTTCTTGCGGACGCTGCGTGACGCAGAGATGAAGAAGGCCGCAGCCGTCGAAATCTTGCGGCAAGAACTCGCCATTGCCGAGAGCAACGCCAGCGAGCGTAGCGACCCGGCGAGCAACGAAGAGAACGACGAGTGCATCCGGGTTCTGCGGGCGAAGTTAGCAGAGGTTGCGTAGATCAGAACGCTTCGGATCAGCGGCAGCGATGAAAGGACTCACCATGCCTAAAGACGACGCAACGCTGTCCGCTGCATCCGTTGGTTCGCCCGTGCCTTTCACGCCATACTACGACCGGGACGGGATCACGATCTACAACGCGGACTGCCGG